TATGGAACAAAATAAATTTGTAAAGTATCATGTGTCATGCCATGAGTGTGGCAGTTCTGATGCTGTATCAGTAAACGAAGATGGCTCGGCTAAATGTTTTAGCTGTGGCAAATTTTATAGTAATTATGAAAACAAGGTAACACCAATGGAAAAATATAAACAACCAACTACCATTGTAAATCCACACGGAGGTATATTTGGTAAATTAGTTGATAGAAATATCACAAAAGAAACAGCAGAAAAGTATGGAGTAAAAGTTATTTATGACTCGAATGGTCAAATGGCTCAACACTTATATCCTTTTTATATAAACAATGAGCAATGTGCTACAAAGACTAGGTATGTAAAAGACAAAAGATTTTCTTTTAATGGTTCTATCCAAGGCTCTGGATTGTTTGGACAAAATTTGTTTAAAGAAGGTGGCAAGTATTTAACTATTACAGAGGGAGAATGCGATGCTATGGCAGCCTTTGAATTGTTAGGTAGCAAGTGGGCTTGTGTAAGTATCAAGAGAGGAGCTTTATCTGCAGTAAAAGACATAAAAGAAAGTTTAGAATATGTAGAAAGTTTTGATAATGTAGTCTTATGTTTTGACAAAGACAAGCAAGGACAAGAAGCTGCAAAAAAAGTAGCTACTATTTTAAAACCCGGCAAGGCAAAAATTGTAACATTACCTAATGGCTACAAAGATGCAAATGATATGCTCAAGCAGGGTAAACATCAAGAGTTTACAAGAGCTTGGTGGGATGCAAAACTTTATACTCCTAGTGGTATCATCAAAGTGTCAGATAAAAAAGTATCTTACTTTGACAGACAAAAGAAAGAGAGCATAGCCTTTCCTTGGGAAGGATTAAATAAAAAGTTATATGGTTTGAGACAAGGAGAACTCGTGACTCTTACTGGTGGTACAGGACTAGGTAAGTCTAGTGTGACTAGAGAGTTAGAGCATTGGCTTATTAATCAAACAGAAGATAATGTAGGTGTGATTGCATTGGAAGAAGATTGGAAAAGAACAGTCGATGGTATACTTTCTATCGAAGCAAATGCAAGACTTTACATTGACCAAGAACGAGAAAAGTTTGATAAAGAAACTATCATGCAAATGTTTGATAAAGTATTTGAGGAGGATAGAGTATTCATTCATGCACACTTTGGCACTAACGAGATAGATGACATCTTTGCAAAGCTTAGATATCTCATAGTTGGTTGTGATTGTAAGTGGGTTGTTGTGGACCATTTACATATGCTTGTTAGTGCTGTGCATGAGGGAGATGAAAGAAGAGCTATAGACTCTATCATGACTAGACTTCGTAGCTTGGTTGAAGAAACAGGAGCAGGTTTAATACTTGTATCACACTTGCGTAGAGTGGATGGAAACAAAGGACATGAGAATGGTATTGAAGTATCTTTATCACATCTTCGTGGGTCAAATAGTATTGGACAATTAAGTGATTGTGTGATAGCATTAGAAAGAAATCAACAATCAGATGATGAGCTTGAAGCAAGAACAACAAAGCTTCGTGTCTTGAAGTCAAGATATACAGGAGATGTAGGACTAGCAAGTTCTTTAGTTTATGATAAAGACACGGGCAGATTATCAGAGGAAGATATGTCAGAATTTGAGGTAGATGAAGATGAAATTAGTATTTGATATAGAAACGGATGGGTTAAATCCTACAGTCATTTGGTGTTTAGTTGCTATAGATGACAAAGGTAAATTTTATAATTATACTGAAGATAATATAGATGAAGGTATAAAATTATTACAAGATGCTGATAAAATTATTGGACATAATATATTAGGATTTGACATACCTGTAATTAAAAAATTATATGGTATAGATTTATATGATGCCAACAAAGTAGTAGATACTTTAGTTCTTTCTAGATTGTTTAATCCTACAAGAGAGGGAGGACACAGCATAGCTAAGTGGGGTTATAAACTTGGCATACCTAAAAAAGATTCTCCTGAATGGACTTCATTTAACGAAGAAATGTTATCTTACTGTCAACGAGATGTATCTATAAATTTTAAATTATTTAATTATTTAAAAAAAGAATCTATTGGTTTCTCAAAAGATTCAATTATGTTAGAACATAAAGTTACATATTTATTAGAAGAACAAAAACGAAATGGATTTTTATTTGATTATGAAAAAGCAATGTTATTGACATCAGAATTAAGTTCTAAATTAAAAGAAACTGAAGACAAAGTTCATGAAACATTTCAACCAATATGGATAGATGATAAATTAATTACACCAAAATTAAAAAAAGATGGACAACTTTCTAAACAAGGATTGACAGAACAAGAATACACAGATATAATAGAGGGTAGACTTGAACAAAAACCTTTCATGAGAAAGACTCTTCAAGAGTTTAATCTAGGCTCACGAAAACAAATAGGTCAAAGATTACAAGAGTTAGGTTGGAAACCTAATAAGTTTACTCCAACTGGTCAAGCTATTGTAGATGAATCAACACTTAAAAAGATTAAACATATAAAGGAAGCTCAACTTATTGCAGACTTTTTATTGTATCAAAAAAGATTAGCACAAGTTCATTCGTGGATAGAAGCAGTAAACAATTCTGATAATAGAGTTCACGCTTCAGTTATATGTACAGGAGCTATCACAGGTAGAATGGCTCACAGAAGTCCTAACATGGCACAAGTTCCCTCTGTATCTAGTCCTTATGGTAAAGAATGTAGAGCTTGTTGGACTGTTCCAGAAGGATATAAACTTGTAGGTATAGATGCAAGTGGATTAGAATTAAGAATGTTAGCACACTATATGGCTGACAAGGAGTATATAAATGAAATTATTAACGGAGACATTCATACAACTAACCGAGAGTTTGCTGGACTTAAATCAAGAGATGAGGCAAAAACTTTCATCTATGCACTCATTTACGGAGCTGGAGATGAAAAGATTGGAAGAATCATTAACGGAAGCAAAGATTCAGGTAGAGCATTGCGAGAACGCTTTCTTAGTAGTTTACCAGCACTTAGAACTCTTAAACAACGAGTTGATAGAGCTTCGCAAAAGAAATTTTTAAAAGGTTTAGATGGTAGAAAAATAATTATTAGGCATAAACATGCTGCATTAAATACTTTATTACAAGGTGGAGGTGCAATAGTTATGAAAAAAGCATTAACTTTATTAGATTTAGACTTGAAATTAAATACGATTGATGCTAAAATAGTTGCCAACATACACGATGAATGGCAAATAGAAGTCAAAGAATCACAAGCAGATTATGTAGGTAGAGCAGGTGTTCAAGCTATAAAAGATGCAGGTATACATTATAAAATGCGTTGTCCTTTGGATGGCGAATACAAAATAGGAGGTAGTTGGTATGAAACCCACTAAAAAAGATATGAAAAAGTTTGACCTTGATTTACAATACGGTCAAATAAGAGAAGCCAAAATAGCAGAAATGCTTACTGATAAAAAAATAGAAGTTAAATCTGAAAGAGGTATGTGGATGAAAACAGGAAACATATGTATTGAATATGAGTCTTGGAAAAAACCTTCAGGTATCAGAGCAACAGAAGCTGACTATTGGTTTCACAATTTATGTGTTGGAGATAATGAGTTTTGTACATTAGTTTTTAAAACCGATGTTCTTAAAACTATTGTAGATAAACTAGATACATTTAAAACTGTTAGTGGTGGAGATAATAATGCAAGTAAAATGTTTCTCGTAAATTTACAAAAATTATTTTCATCAGATGTAATTAAAGCATTTAAGGAATTAGAAAATGACAACAAAAAATAATTACAAATCAGAGGCAGGTCATTGGTATGACCACGATGGTAAACCTATGTATACTATTATAGGTGCAAATGGTAAAGAAAGAAACACTACTCTTCGTGATGCTAAGAAAGAAAACTTTGTACCATCTGTCACTACTATTATAGGTATGGCAGCAAAACCTTCACTAGAAAACTGGAAGATTACACAAGCTTTAGAAGCTTCTTTAAATGTAGACAGAGATGACCCAGATTATATAAACAAATGTAAAAATGCAGGTAGAGAAGTAGGAATGAATGCTGCTAAACAAGGTACAAAAATACACGCACAAATAGAAAAAGGATTTTTAGGTGGAGCTAAAACAAAACCTTACAAAGTTATTAGGTCTTGGTTAGATGCAAACTATCCTAACGAACAATGGATAGCAGAAGATTCTTTCTGTGCTAACGAGGGTTATGGTGGTAAGATAGATTTGTATTCTAAGTCTGGCATATTTATAGATTTTAAAACTAAAGATAATTTAAAAGGAAAAGACTCTGCTCGTTTAGTATATGATGAACATGGTATGCAACTATCAGCTTATGCACAAGGTTGTAATATAGAAGACCCTGAAAGAATATCTATATTTGTTGATAGAGCAGACACAGAATTAGTTTTAACTCATGTATGGAATAAAGAAACACATTACAAACATAAAGAAATGTTTAACAGCTTATTAAATTATTGGAAGCTTGTTAAAAACTATGACTCAACAGTATTATGAATGGAAAAAAAGCAAAACAAATAAGAAAAAAATCTAAGCAATTAGTAGTTGACTGGTTAAAAACTATGTTAGTAGAAGAGGAGCAAAAAAAACTATCATTAGATAATTTTGAAAATTATTTACCTGAACAAACACATGTTTATATGAATAAAAAATTAATGGTTTCTTCTTATACACCCAGATGGTACATGAAAAAATTAAAAAAGGAATACTACAAAAAATGAAATACAAATTTAATGAAGATAAATTATTAGTTGAATTAAAAAAATATATTTATGATACATACGGTCAACACTATGCATCAGATAAGTATCAAGCTACTGATGTTATTGTAGATGCAGGACATGGAGAAGGTTTTTGTATTGGAAATATTATGAAGTACGCTAAAAGATACGGAAACAAAGAAGGTAAAAACAAAAAAGACTTGTTAAAAATATTACATTATGGTATAATTATGTTACATATTCACGACATGGAGAACAAAAATGGTTGATGATAAAATAGGAACTAAGCCTTACTTAGGAATTGAAATAGACTACGATAAAGAAAAACAATTTGATAAATTTAGTCTAGATACACTCAGAGATAGATACTTCTG